ATCAAGGGCGACACCCTCCGCTCGCTCGGCGACACCGCCTCGGCGATGGGGAAATCTGTCATGGATGCCGTCGAGGCCATCGCCGACGCTGTGACGGGCGAGAACGAGCGCCTGAAAGAGTTTGGCATCAAAGCCGCGAAAGAGGGCGGCAAGATCGTTTACAGCTACACCGACAAGGCTGGGAAGCAGCGCCAGAAGGCCGTTGACGCTTCCAACCGTGAGATGATCCGCAGCACTCTCACGGCCATCTGGAACGAGAAGTATGCGGGCGCAATGGAACAGCAGTCTCGCACCTGGCAAGGCATGATGAGCAACCTCGGCGACCAGTGGACACGGTTCACCGCTCGCGTGATGGCGTCCGGTGTCTTCGATTGGATGAAGGGCAAGCTCGGCGGCTTGCTCGATGAGCTGAACAAGGCTGCCGAAGATGGCCGCCTTCAAATGTGGGCCGAGCAGACCGGGGCAGCCATCAAAGAGTTCTTCGTCAACGCGTGGGAACTGGGGAAGTCCATCCGCGACGTGGCTGTCGCGTCTGCCGAGTTCGTCGGCGGCTGGAAAAACCTCGGCATCATCCTCGGCGCTGTCGCTCTGGCACCAACCATTGCCAGCATCGTGCAGCTCGGCATCGCCATCGGTGGCGTGCTCGGACCGTGGGGACTGCTGGCCGCTGCTGTGATCGCTGTCGGAACAGCGCTCTATAAGTTCAGGAACGAAATCATCGCGTGGCTGGACAAGCAACCCGCGTGGCTTTCTGGCATCCTCAAGATCATGTCGCCGCTCGCGACGATGATTGTTTATTGGGATCAGGTCAGCGCCGCGCTGGTGAAGTTCAAAGACACCATCGGCAGCGCGATTGATTGGGCAATCCAGAAAATCGACGCGCTGTTCGCGAAGCTGAAAGAGCTTTCGAGCATGTCGATCGGCGGATTCTCCATCGGCGACGTGACGAGCAAAATGCTCGATTACAACCCATTAACCGGACCGGCTCGATTCCTTCAACAGCAGATCATGCCAGAACAGTCGATGCCTCAAGTCTCCAACTCGTCGCTCAAGCAGGACATTCAGATCAACGTCACCGCGCCGTCGTCAGATCCTCAAGCTGTCGGACAGGCCGTGAAGTCGGCGATCAAAGAAGCGCCGCTCTACGACTCAACCTCACCCCTCGGACCACGATGAACGGCTTTATGATGATCCTCGGCGGCTTCCCGTTCATGCTGGAAACCCTGCCGTTCCAAGAACTCGCACGGCAGACCGGCTGGAACTGGCCCGAGCAAGCTCTCATCGGCACGACGCCAGCGCTTCAATTCACCGGCAAGCAGGCCGAGAATGTCACGCTGTCGGGCATGCTCTGCCCGGAACTGACCGGCGACCGTAGCAGCCTCGAAGCGCTGCGATTGCTCGGCGACCTCGGCAAGCCGCTGCCGCTCGTTTCGGGCACGGGGCTCTTCATGGGCCTGTGGGTGATCGAGAGCGTCGAGCAGGGTGAAGACGTGCATTTCAGAGATGGCACGCCGCGCCGGATGACGTTCAACCTCCAGCTCAAGAAATACGGTGACATGATGAGCGCTATCGGCTCCGCGCTCGGCAACGTCAGCCGCATCGCTCAACTTTTTGGATGACATGGCAGCAACCTACCAGACACGAACCGGCGACGTTCTCGACGACATCGTGAACCGCTACTATGGCCGCAATGACAACGGCACCGTCGAACTCGTGCTTGAAGCGAACCGCGGGCTCGCCGACAACGGCCCGGTGCTGCCTGCTGGCCTGACGATCAACCTGCCGGATGCTCCTACATCGGAGCCGACCGACCGCATTCAACTGTTCTCGTGACACCAACCTTCAAGCTCACCGTTTCCGGCCAAGACATCACCGCCGATGTCTCGAAGCGGCTCGTGCAAATGGAGTGGACGGATGGCGTCGAAGAGAAGTCCGACGTGTTCACGGTCACGTTGCACGATGCAGACAACCGGCTGGCCGTCCCGAAGAAAGGCGCGAAGGTCGAGCTCGCCGCCGGATACAACGGAGCGCTCCAGAAAGTCGGCACCTACTCTGTGGACGAGGCCGAAATCAGCGGCCCGCCCGACAAGCTCACCGTGCGAGGCACCGCCGCGCCGTTTGTCGATGCGTCTGGCAAGAGCGCGACCGCTCGGAACTCAAAGTCGTGGGAAGAGACGACGCTCGGCGACATCGCGAAGAGCATCGCCAGCAAGCTCGGCGTGTCTGCCTCGATTGATTCCGCGCTCGCATCCATCCAGATCACGAACGAACAGCAGGTGGACGAAAGCGACACGAATTTCCTGCTTCGCCTGGCTCGTCGTTTTGGCGGATATGTCAAATTCGTCCAAGGCCGCATGGTCATCGCCGAAGAAGGCAGCGGCAAAGGCACTGGCGGCACGTCGCTTTCGTCAACGATCACCAAGCAGCAATGCACGAGCTGGCGCGTGTCGTCCGGTGGCAAAGCCGAAGGATTAAAAAAAGTTAAGGTCCGCTATCACGACTACCAGACCGGCGAGACGAAGAACGTCGAGGCCGAGATCGAAAAGCCCGCCAGCGCTGCGCAATTCTCTGACGTGACATGGCTGGCTAGTGAAGAGAACACGTTCACGCCGCCAGCTCCGGCAGCCAGCGAGCCCGAAGCAAAGGCCATCGCTAAGACGACAGCCAAACGGATCGCTCGCGCAACTCGCTCGTTCGAGATCACACTGCCCGGACGGCTCGACATCGTCGCTGGCGGCAAGGTCAACCTGTCGGGCTTCCGCGAAGGTGTGAACGGTTCATGGCTGGTGAAAAATGTTCGCCACCGCATTGATTCGGGCGGCTGGTCGATGACGGTCAGCGGCGATGGGGCATAAAAATGTAAGTTGCTGCAACTTACATCAAGCAGCATCAAAATTAAGCAAATGGGGGCTTGCATGAATGCAATGTTGCGTTTTGTTCTGTGCGCCTCGACCGAGGCATCACACCATGAACACAGACGCACCACCCTTCGAAGTCCTGCCCACCGCAGATCAACCCCAACCCCAACCGCTCGCCCTCCGCATCGACGATGGGCTTGAACCCGCCACCGCTCAGTCACTCCGCGACGCATTCGAGGACTACTTCAAGCAAGCCGACGAATGGCGCACGAAGGCGCTCGCCATCCAGATCACGCGGCCCGATCAAGTCCGCGAGATGAAGCTCGCACGCGAGACGCGCCTCGCTCTGCGGGAAATCCGCATCAACGCCGAGAAGGCCAGGAAGCGCCTCAAAGAGGACTCGCTTCGCAAAGGCAAGGCCATCGACGGCATTTACAACATGCTGGAGTTCGCCGTTGCACCGCTCGAAAAACACCTGCTGGAGCAAGAGCAGTTCGTCGAGCGCATGGAGGAAGAGCGCAAAGCCAAGCTCAAAGCCGAGCGCGAGGAAAAGCTCGCACCATTCGGCGTGGATGTGTCGCTCTACCAGCTAGGCGAGATGGACGAGGCGACCTTCGCTCAACTACTCGAAACCAACCAACTCGCGTTTGCCGCCCGTCAGGAGGCCGCCAGAAAGGCCGAGGCTGAACGCATCGAGCGCGAGCGCATCGAGGCCGAGGAACGCGCCAAGCGCGAAGCCGAGGCTGCCGCCGAGCGTGAGCGCCTACGGGCCGAGAACGAGCGTCTGGAGCGCGAAAAGGCCGAGGCCGCGGCAAAGCTCGCCGCCGAGCGTGAAGCCGCTGAAAACGCCCGCCGCGAGGCCGAGGAAAAGGCACGGAAGGAACGCGAAGCCGCCGAGGCTCAAGCCCGAGCCGAACGCGAGGCCCGCGAGAAGGCCGAGGCCGAACTTCGCGCCCGTGAAGAAGCCGAGCGCAAAGCCCGCGAAGAAGCCGAGGCCAAGGCTCGCGCTGCCGCTCAGGCACCCGACCGCGAGAAGCTGGCAGCATTCGCCGAGGCTGTCCGCAACCTGCCGGTTCCGACGCTCGACAGCGAGGCAGGAAAGGCGATCACGAATTTGATCCGCGACCAGGTGACGAAGTTCGCCGCGTGGATCATCAACCAGCAAACCAAACTCAACTAAACCACACTATGCAAACCCAACTCCCCTACGAAGAACACGGCACGATGCGCGTCTATCGCGACCTCGTGCAAGGCTCCGACGAATGGCTCGCGGCTCGCTGCGGACTGCTCACGGCCAGCGAAATGAAACTCATCCTCACGCCTGGCACGCTCAAACAGGCGTCGAATGACAAAGAGCGGGCTCACCTGTTCGAGCTGCTGGCTCAACGTGTGACACACTACGTCGAGCCTCATTTCGTGACTGACGACATGCTGCGAGGCCACGAGGACGAGGTTGAGGCGAAGCGCATCTATGCAGAGAACTACGCCGCCGTTGACTCCAGCGTCGGCTTCATCACGAATGACAAATGGGGCTTTGCCATCGGTTATTCTCCTGACGGCATGGTCGGCGTGGAAGGGTTGATCGAGTGCAAGTCTCGCCGTCAAAAGTATCAGGTTCAGACACTCATTGAGAACACGCTGACGGGCACCATTCCTGCTGACTACATGCTCCAAATTCAGACCGGCATGCTGGTGG